CCGCCTCTAGCTAAACGTTCATAAAACTTCTGCATTTGAAACGCAGTACGCAAAGAAGAAATACTAATTGCAGAAAGATCATTTAAGTCGGCATAAACCTGAGGCAAATTATTAGGACCAACAGAACCAGTCCTTTCTTTTAAAAGATAAGGATAAGCAGTATTAACAGGAGAACCAACAGGAAGAACATTACCAGCTGAATCATAACCAACTTCACCAGAAGTAGAGCCTGAACCATAAAGATACAATCCCTTAACAGGAGCATCACCGGATAAGGATATTTCTACACCCGGACCTTTCTGTTGGAAAGGTAAAGCAGACGTAAAATAGTCAAAACGTTTGCCACGGGGAGCAAGGGCAAAACCATTGACATATGTTGTTCCTTCTGAAAAGATCCAACTAGGCTGATCAGCTACACGATCCTGCTTAAACACAGCGTTGGTGTCGGACTTATCAATTTTAACGGACTTCTGCAAATTCTCATCTCTGAACCACTCATTCCAAATTAAATAATACATACGGAACGGAAGTACGTTGACATTAAGAGCCTTGGTAAGACCTGTAGGCAAGGCGAAATAATCCCAGAGAGTACCTATACCAGTTTCGCCAGCAGTACCGCCTGCAAGCTGGCAGGTCGGAACTACGTAGTCCGTAGAATCGTCAGGATCTTCCTGCTCAAAGCAGAAATTCTGCCAGTGTTCCCATACAAGACGGTTAGGAACGAAGAAAAAGAACTTGTCAAGATACAAGTTATCCATGAACGGAGCTACGGGAGTTGCAAGACGACAAAAATCACGAACCGTAAGCGATATGGTATCGCCAGGAAGCACCTCATCAACGAAGAAAGGCACAAGCTTGCCTTCATCGAAAGTCATCTTACGAACAAATGATCTATCAAAGCGAGAACGCTTCTGATAAACCTGCGGCGCATTACTAAAATTATGCGCCTTAACTCGGATACGATTTCGAGCCAAAATATCACCTCTTTGAGTGTAATGTACACTAACTATTGCTGTGCTTTATGAAAGTTTTGCAATAGTTGAAAAAGGTGTCACTCGTGTCTATTACGTCAAGAAGCGATAATAGACACTTCGTGACACCATAGATTTTCTTTCGTACTTTTAAGTAGTTTTATTAGTTTGTGTTTCATTTTGTTTTTCTAGAGAGGTACTACTGCTTCCGGAGTGAGTACTTTCAGCGGGCGCTGCTTCGCTGGTGTTCTCTCGGAGTAGACCTAACGACTCCAGGCGGGATTTTTGACGAGGATCTGCCAAAGCGTTGATCAATTCTTTCGGATTGTGATTAAATTCGGCACGAATTTGAGAAGGCAATTCGTAAAATTCTTCGTTAACCGCATTGATCAGATCAAGGGCAGTTTCATAATCGCCAGGAAGCAAAGTATCACCATACTGCAATACGCCTGCGTCAGCTCCAAGATCAAGAGTAGTAATACCAGTACGACCGTCAGCGTACTTCTTCACGATATGATTAATATCGGATTCTTGAAATTGGGACTGGTCTGTCATGGACGGCTCAGTAAAAACAATACCTGGCGAAGGTTTCATACCTTCGTCATAAAGAGTAGCAAACTTCAAACTATCATCTCCTTTCGTTCGCCGCTTCCGCGCCGAGGCAAAAAAAACGAAGTTGATCTCGCGAGATCAACTCCGTTTTTGTTGCTCTTATTCAGTATCGCTCGAATTTGATATTTTGTCAATACAATCAGACGCACGTATTAAGAAACGAGGATAAACACCATTATCAGGGACACTGAAATGTCCAGTAGAATCATTAATATCGCCTAAATAGTAGAGCTCGTAATCATCTGGATACTTATATAACATATTGTGCTCACCACGATCATTAGAGCGATTAATACCATTAGTAAAATTGCGAATAGCAGTAGCATCATTGATATCCTGCTGAGGTGCAGAAAAGGTTTGAGCTACTTTATCATAAACAGAATACAGTTTCAAAATAAACCTCCTTGATCCTTTTGTAATTTTCGAAATTTAGCTAACTGGCGCTTAATAGCATTACCATCCATACGATTAAACACGTAATAATCATCATCGATAAGAACCACAGTTTGGGATGATCTATCCAAAACCTGATAGCAACAATAACGACTCCCACAGTAAACAGGATTGAAACCATCAGAAATGTTATCACGACACCACTTAGTAATATAATCTCTTTCTCTTGCATCCATACTAAATCTCACTTTCTAAAGGTCTAACAAGCCTTGTAATAGCGGCACGCTTAACAAGCTCACGAACAAAAAGCCTTTGAAAAGTGCTATCCTTAGCACGAGCAAGAGCGGCCTTAATACGATTTGTCTTAACATATTCAAGCCATTCAGGGTATTGGGCACCGAATATCCGATCGTAATATTTGGGAGGCTTCATCGGACGATTGCGAATAACAACACGATCATTATCATAGACGTTCATACAATACTTTTCAAGCCATGCTGCACCAAGACCTGGCTTTCTGCTCATAAGCGCAAATTCAGGATGACGTCCGTTATAGTGCATTAGAGATGATTCGCCATATTGTTTTTTTGTTACATAACGGGCGACATAAGCAGCAGACTCAAAAGTAACGTCAGAAAAATAATGATTGCCATAGTACCAAACCTTGGCAAGACGAGCAGACATATAATACTTAAAACCGTTTCTACTGAAAGCATAAACTTTGTCAGACAAATCAATATTAAACAAGCAATAATGATAATGGGGACGGCCAAAGCGTTCACCATACTCACCACACATCATAAATCTAATATCATTACCAAACTCCTTTCGTAACCGTTTCATAAATTTCTGATGAAATTCAACTGATACGGACAAATCTTTCGGCAGAAAAGGATCTGCGAAGGTGAAAGTTATAAAATAAGCAGAACTAGACATTTGAGCTTCATGAAAACAACGGATAGCCCATTGACGAGATTTTTCAAGACGACAACCTATGCAATAACCACAAGGGCATATTTCATAACCGCTTTTACCTTCCAGATACTGATAATCTGCCAAAGAACCAAGAATATTAAGCCGAAGCTTACCATTACGTGTGACTATACCTTCTTTTTTAAAACCAATCAAAGGATTATAACAAACCATAACGACACCGCCTAATATTCTGACAACACTATATTAACACGGCATCAGAAAAAAATCAAGCTCTATATCCACCTCTTAAACGTCGAATATGATTTCTTCTCCTAGATTTGGAAGTACGAGAAAAAAGCCTACGGGACTTACGGCGAGAGATCCTACCACGTCTCATTTAGAATCCCTCCAAGAACCGAAAAAACGAGAAGAACTCTTTTTATCAGGTACTTTATTAGCAACTGGCTTAATAGCTCCATCAATTTCGGTTTGAAAATCCGAAGATGCCTGCCGAATAGCCTTAGTAACCTCAGTACTGCGACCTTTCAAGGCTTCGATAAAATCAACCAATTCCTGAATAAAAGGACATACCACGGAAACAATAAAGGTAAGTATCATGGTAACTTTACTAGACATAATAACACCTCACTTTAATAATAACGAAAGCGCACGAAGTCCATGACCAAGTGCGGAATTAGATCCGCCCATATCGTCATAGAAGTCAGCTTCCTGCTTAGATAAACGGGTCTGCTCACGATCGTAAGCGGCCGCAGAATTAGCACGCATAGCTCCAGCGATATTAGAAAGAGCACCTGTAGCGTACATATAGCCTTGATTACGAAGAAGCTCAATTTCAGCGTTCATACGATCCTCACGAAACTTAAGCTCCTTAGCATAAAGCTGTTCCTTAAGGTTAAGATCATTAGCAAGGATACCGTTTTCAAGAACCTGACCGTTATTCTTATTAGTCAGCAAATCAGCTTCGGCCTGATTTTTGCCGATCTGACTATAAGAAAGGTTTTCTGCAATCTGCGCCTGCCTCTTAGCGGCGGCAGAATGGCCCATAGAAGCGAAGGAATCGGCAGGATTAGACATTCCTACCGAGGCGGCACTTGCGCCGCTTATAGAGCCTCCTATGCCGTTTGTAGCGGCAAGAATAGGGTTAAGACCTGCCTGCTCCATATCCTGCATTGCCCATTGATAACGATGTTTATAGTTCTCCACATTCCATTCGTTTGCTTGTGCTGCATTAGCAGAATTATAATGATCCTGCACAGCAGATCCAAAAACAGAGCCGGCTATAGAACCGACTACATCTCCAAGCCAGCTCATCAGAAGTGATCCACAAGACCGGGAATACCATACATAGGCATTGCACGGGTAGTGTGATACTTAAAGCCAATATCAATTAAGAAATGTGGATAATTCTTAGTAGCAATAACACGCTCAACAGGCGGACGGTCTTGAATAAACTGATCGGACAAAGTAGGCAAAGAATCGAACTTCTGGGACAAATGCCAAACATCCAAAGGCTTGGTATACGTAGATCTGAAATGACCGCAGATCTCGGAAGGATGATACCTATATTCGGCGTAGCGTTCCTGATAACCAAATACGCCTTTATCTTCTTCCGTACCTTGTGCGTAGATCTCTGCATTCAAGATAGCCTGTTCCGACAAATGGGAGAAAGTCGGCCAGTACCAGTCATAAACCGTAGATCTTAGCCACATCTTGTTAATACCTTGCTGGTAAGTAAGATCGGCACGAACCTCAAGCAAGCCGATAATGTAGCCATGTTCAACAAAGGACTTAGTGAAAGCATGGTATTTAGAAGCCGACACACCATAAGCGGCAAGATTGCCCTGAGGCGTTACATCGCCTGTAGAAGAAGTTTGAGCAACAGGGTTAATGTTCATCATCTTAGATGAGCCACCAAGGTATTCAGGGCGCTGTAAGCGGCTATCAGGAGATACTACACCGAAGAAAGAAGTTAAGACCTCTGTATAACGGCTAAC